TGATCGGCTTGCCAAACCCAGGCAGGCGCGGGTCGCGCTGGATTTCACCGGCGGTAATTTCCGACCTGTTCAAAACCGCAAGATATTGCAGCCCGCCCTTGCCGATCCGGGCCGGATCCAGCGGCTTCGATGCGTCCAGGTCGCGCGTGCCGATATAGATTGCAGCGCCGCCGAACAGCCGCGCGCGCTTGAGGTTTTGCATCGTCTTGCCCTGCAAGCCCAGACGCATTTCCTCAGCTTCAATCGCGCTGATCTGCACCGCATCGGCTTGCCATTCCCGCCATTCACGGGTCGCATCCTCAGCGGGCAAGTCCACAACGTTGCGGGCAATGGCGCTGGTGCGATACATGGCGACAAGCTGATCGTCGGCGATTGTGGTGTTGTAATAATGGCTGTGCGCAACCTTGTCCCGATCCGTGCCGAGATTGGCGACGATGTTGCGCAGGCCGTCCATGATATTCATATCGTTCCAGCCCATGAATTGTTTGCGCCCGCCAGCATATCAAACGCGCGTGTCGCGGCATCAATTTGGTCTTTGAACTTACCCATCGGGAACGTCGCAGCTTCGTCCAAGAATTCACCATTCCAATCGCCTGCCACAATGTCCACGTTACCGGCCTCAACCTGTGCCGCCAGGGGCATTGCACGCGTTTCTTTGTCGCCCGTTTCAGGGCTAGCTGTGTAACTGTAACCCATCAGCGACGATTTGAGAAGATGCAAAGCCCATGATTTACCTGCAGAGCCGGGATCCTGCGGGATTGAGCCACGCACCGCCCGCCCACTCGGCCGCCGCGGTGCTGCCCAGCAGCCGCTCCACACCAGCCGCGTTTACCTGATCTTTGACGACGTGGGCGATGCACAATCGGTTGTCTGGGCCGATTCCCATCTTTACGCCAGCAGTCCGGGCCGCCGACGGATCGTCAGTTGCGGCCAAGTCCCAGCCGCGCACCCACCGATAGCCTGCAGGCTCAGCTTGGATGACGCGGAAGTCTGACCGCTTGAACATGCCGCCGCCGCGCGGTGCGGGGCGCTGTTGAAGCTGACCGGCGCTGGCGTAGATGCCCATGGTCTCTTCAAGGTCCGCCACTTGGTCCTCTGGGAACCGATCAGGAACAGCAGTTCGCCTTCGATTGTTCGCGGATCGGTGTAGAACGGCGTGGAGCATCGCCGATCCGATTCAAACCGCATCGGCAGGCACAGGTGCGTGTAACCCAAATCAATTGCCACGTCGGATACGTCAGACTCGTGCAATCGCTGCATGATGATCACAATCGCGGATTCATCGTTATTTACACGGGACGGCAAGGCTTCCCTGAATGTAGCAACGCCTGTGGCAAGTTTCTGGACGCTGTTGGCATCCGCAACGCTGTGCGGATCGTCGATCAGAACCCTATCGCCGCGCGATCCGGTCATTCCTTCAAAGGCCATGGCTTCCCTGAACCCTGTCTTGTCATTTTCAAACCGCAGCTTGGCGTTATTGTCCGCCATCAGGACCATCGGCCACCGCGTCTGATACCATTCCGATTGGATCAGACGGCGGCACTTCATTGCATCCCGGACGGCCAAGTCTTGCTTGTGCGCCGTGCCAAGGAACCTCGTGTGCGGCAGGTCTTTAGGCCCCCATTCCCAAGCGGGCCAGATCACGCCGGTCAACAGCGACTTCATGGTGCCGGGTGGGACGTTCATCAGCAGGCGGTTGATGTCGCCCCGCGTGACGGCTTCCAGGTGCGCACAGATAGCGTCCAGTGCCCAGCCCCACTTGAGCGGCGTGGACGGCTCCAGGACGTGCCAGGCGCGCCGTGCAAAGTATGCCAGTGATCGACTGCACAGTTCCCTTTCGGCGGCAATGATGTCAATCGGTGTCAGTTGCAGAGGTGTGTGCAGCATGCTGCAAATATAGCGCTGGCAATTATGGCTTGCAAGGTGCTTGACAGGGTAGATAATAGCGGGTAATAAGGACGTAACAGACACACCGGCAAGGAGCCACACCATGACTATATTCACCCCCGGCAAGACATACTGGACCCGCTCGATCTGCGATTATGATTGCATCTTCAAAATCACCATTGCCAAGCGCACCGCCAAGTTCGTGACCACCACGGAAGGCAAGCGGCTCGGCGTGGCAATCTGGGATGGCGTCGAGCAGGTCAAGCCGCACGGCAACTATTCAATGTGCGCAATCATCGGCGCCGACAAGGTGCTGAGCGCATGAGCAACCTTCCCGCCCACCTGCGCCGCCTGTCTGACATTGTGGATGAATATGACGCCAAGGTCGCGGCCATCCCGGCGACCGTTGAAGATTTCAAACGCTCCGTCGCCGCGGCTGAAATGGCCGCCTGCATCGGCGGGCAGTATGTCGGATCGATCTTTTACCGGTCGTCGCCCAGCTTGCAGGAGCACGCCCTCGCCAGTAACCTTTTGGAATCAGCGTGGAAGCACGTCTATCACGGGCTGAACCTCGACAAGATCGCCCCGGCGTCCGACCGGTCCCCGGTTCGAAACGGCTTTCAAGTCGCCCGCGCCGTTCACGCTGGACAATATCAGGGCCACGTTCGGCAAATATATCAGCGACCCGCGCGGGCACATCTTGCGAGGGCTGGCCGAGGCGTTCGGGGAGCTGGACCAATCGTTCAAGAGCCATGACCGCATGAAGATCGGCGTGAAGGGTCTACCCAAGCGTGTGATCCTGTCCAGCGTCACCGACTCATGGGGGTGGAGGATATGGCACAGCGCGATTGCGTGACATGCTGAACGCGCTTTGCGTTTACAACGGTCTGCCCCATCTGACCCACGGGCAGTTCAGCGACATGCTGTCAGGCGGGAGGGTCAGGGCGGTTGTTGAGCCCGACACGACTGAAGGCCGCGCCCCGCGCAACGAGGTGCTAGGCGATACCGTCGAGGGCGCGCTGGGCGACGTTTGGCTCAAGCGGTTTGCGAACGGCAACGGGCATTTGTTTTTCGGGCCGGTCATGTTGAAGTCGGTAAACGAGGCGCTGGCCGAATACTACGGTGAGGTGTTGCCTGACTGCCCTGAGGCGCGGCCTGAGCGTGCAGCATCGACCGCAGTGGCCCGTGACCTGCAATTCTACCGCACGCCCACCCAGGCCGCCGATCTGCTAGTCGATCGGGCCGAGCCCCGGACAGGCATGCGGATCCTCGAACCGTCTTGCGGCGACGGGGCAATCATGGACGCCGTGAACGGTTTGCCCAGCGCCGGAATATCGACAGCCTGCGGATCGTGGGCGTCGAGGTCAGCGCGGGCCGGGCCTTGGCCGCCAAGGCGAAAGGATACGCGGTGCAGGTCGCCAACTTCCTCCAGGTCACACCAACCGCCGACTTCGACATGGTGCTGATGAACCCGCCATTCTACGGCAAGCATTATCAGAAGCACGTCGAGCACGCGCGCAAGTTCCTGAAGCCCGACGGAGTTCTTTACGCCATTCTCCCGATCACGGCGCTGACCGATCACGACTACATCGAACCGGGCCGGGGCTGGGATAAATGGAAGGACCTGCCAGCCGGATCGTTCAGCGAGAGCGGCACGAACATAAATACAGGCATCGCGCGGTTTTTTCGCTTGATCAAGCGGTGTCAGTTGCATCGCCAAGCGCCACAATTTCCGCCAGAGCTTCAGGTGACAGGCGGGATACGTCCAGCGCGGGCTTTGGCGACATGCTGCCGTCCTCACTGGTCAGGTTCACGTCGGACGTTTCGCGCCACCGGGCGCGCGTCTTGAGCCAGAATGTCATGGACGCCGTGTCGCCGCCTTTGGCTTTGTTGAACAGCGCGCCGCCGATTGTGGCGTTTGCTTTCGCCATAGATAGGTCCAACTCGTCGCGGTAGTGCAGCCGCAACGTCTTTTTGTCGATGCCTATCACGCGGGCGATCATGTCTTGTGTCGTGCCGACCGTCGCGTGAAGCTCGACAAGCTTGCGCTGCGCATCGGTCGGCGCGTGCTGTTTGCGTCCACAGGGTTTTTTAGGCATTCCATCCATGCGGTAAATATAGCGCAGGTAATTATGGTTGACAAGGCGCGAACGGCTGGCCCGTCGCCTCAAGGGTGGCGGTCTGGCCGGTGAAGTTCTGCCAGCGTT